CTGGTTAGCACGTGTTGAACCAGCAGCTGTGTCATCAAGTGGTGTACTTGTGACGAATGGGTTTACCTGCATTCCGTATCTGGTCTTAAAGCCAATTTTTGGTTGGAATGAGTTCTCACCAACAGCACGTACCATAGTTAGTGGTACATATGGGCAGTAGAATAAACCAGCATCATAAGGATTAGTTCCCTTATAACCTACGTTTACATAATCTGCTTGTGCGTATGGATCGATATAAACTTTCATTTTACCATTTAAGGTACCAACAAAAGTATTACCTGTATCGTCAACGTTTAGATTTGTGCTCATTAATGGAGCATGATCCAACATTCCAGAAGCTGATAGCAATGATGCAACATCAGAAGAACAGATCATAAAGTTACCTTTACCACGTCTGGTTTCTTTTGCAATTACATTAGCTTCTCTTTCGAGTTGAATAATAAGCCCTTTGGCTCTTTCAACTGACCAACGACCATCAGCGTCATTTGCTAAACTAAAGATACCTTTAGTGTTCATGTTAGCATGACGGCAACCGATTTTAGCTTGCTTATTGATAGTCCTGATAACCTCACGGTTAATTTCAGCCAAGATTTCTGTTGACAAGATATTTGCCAATTCTGTCTCAGCGTCTAGTCCGTGAATGGCTTTCAAGTCTTGAGCAAGTTCCAAGCTGTATTCAGCTTTTAGTGCTCTTGACTTTGCAGTCACGGTAGCTTTTTCGATGGTAAATCCCATCTCTGCAAAAGCTTCTCCAGAACCATCGCCTAAAGCTTCAGCTTCAGCCGTTGTATATGGATCTCCTACTTCAGGTACATATGTTGAACCTGAATCAACAAGTGATGAGTCAGTATCAGTATCTGATACACCATACAATCCTGATGGACCTCTTGATCCGTTACCAGTAGTTGTAGAGTCACCAGAGTAATGAACTAGTGCTTCATCAAATAATGCTTCAGTGTTACCTGTCATATTTGCGCCTTCAGTAGCAGCGCCACCTTTAGATGTTCCGTAGCGAGCTTTCATTGCGAAGATAAGACCAGTTGGTCCTGTCATTGGCTGAACGCCACATACATCGTAGGCCATTAAGTTTGGCATAGCTCTTCGAACGAGTGCTATAAGAACTGGATTCCAGTTAGCAGCATTACCTGTACTATTACCTGGAGCAGCTTCCTGAAGCATTCCTTCTTCTTTTAGAGCTATTTCCTGATTTTCAAGAACAGCAGCTGTTACTGCCCTCTTGTGATGATCTTTAATTGAACCTGCAGCCTCTTCATTAAGAACTGGGGCCCACTTTTCGATCAACTTATCGTAAGATACAGTATTTGTTTGCATCTCTAAGACTCCCTATTAAGATTTGATTTGTGTTTTGAGAGCATTTACATATTGAGACATAGAACCAGTTGTTTCAACTTCGTCAGAAGCTTCTTCTTCCAACTCTTCTATCTCATTAGGTGCAGATGCTTTCTTGTTAAAATATGATTCCTTAACAGTTGAAACTTTCTTTGTAAATGATTCTTCATCTTCAAAGTCAATTTTTTCCACTAAAGACTTTAGCTTTTCAATTTGAGTTTCTGCTAGGTCCTTCGAAGCTTCACGAATGATTGCTTCTTTTTTATAACCTTCGAGTTGCTCTGCCATAGCAATAGACTTGCCAGTCTGGTCATTCAGTTGAACTTCTAGTTCTTCAACTTCAGCGGCAAGATTGTCAACTAGGTCGACTTTAGACTCAGGTACTTCGATATAAGATTCAGTAAATAAATCTTTAAGATTATTCATGAATTTTTCTGCTATCTCAGTTCTGAGACCGGTTTGTATAGCAACCTTGTTTTCTTTCATCCAATTCTCAACTACATAGTTAAGGTATGAATCAACCTTATCTACTAGTCCATCTTTGGTTTCTTTAACTTCAGCTGCTAGCTCTTCGTTATATTTTTCTTCAAGGCGATCAATTTCCTCAGCTACTTTTGAATTAATAGCAGCTTCGAAAATAGTTTCAGCTTTACCTTTAAATTCTTCAGATAAAGTTGCTTCTGAATCAGTTAGAGCTTTAAGATCTGCAGACCAGTCTACATCTACTTTAACATCACTTGATGCTTCAACAGCTACAGTTTCAGATTCTTCTGAATCTTCCATCATAACTCTAGCATAAAGATCAGCTAACTCTTCCTTTTTCATGCCATTCATCTTTTGATAAGCGGCATTAATCATTCCAGCTTTAGTGAGGCGTGTTCCTTCAGTAGGATGCGCGCCAGCATCTTTAGCTGAACCTATTTTCTGAGGAGGATCTTTCTTATCCTTGTCTCCCTTACGCTTCGGCGCAGACTTGGTAGCGTTACCAGCAGCATCTACTGCTTTTACAGCTTGCGTCTCAGCATTTTTAGGATCATGAGCTTCTTCCACGTTATTTTCATCTCCGTGAAGGTCGCCGATGACATCCTCTTCCATTTGAGTATTTTCAGTCATTTGTGACTCCCTAAGATTTATTTTTAAGTAACGAGAGGAAATTCTTGAACTCACGAACCTGTGTCTCATAGAGATCAGCACGAGGAGCTTTTTTAATTTCAGTCTCCATTTTTTCAATTGTTTGAGCTTCAATAATGCCGTTATGCCAAACCCATTCTACACCTTCCATTATCCCATTAACGAAAGCACCAGGTGCTGATGGATCTTGTACTATATCTATAGCGTTAAGCATAAAATCGTCTTTTACATACATTGCGTCATTACGTCGCTCTAAACTTCCCATACCACGAGTCGATACGCCTAATTGAACACCACCTTCGAGTAACCCTTTAACTATGTTCCCCATTGGAGTTTCCAATATTTGCGCTTTTCCCATAACATCATTTCCCTCAAATTTGAG